AACAGGCTCTTGTCGGGGCAGTTTGGGTTCCCACATTCGCAGTTGCCATCGGGGCCACGGCCATACAGGCCGAATACACTGTACCCCGCCTCCCAGAAATTACGATATTCCATAATTGATCCAAATAGGTGCGTGTTCAGCCAAATAGGTGCGCGGAGAGCTTTTCGAGCGTGGCGCGGCTTGGGTTGGTCTTGCCGTTCACGATCTTCCAAATGGTATTGTAATGAAGACCAGTTTGCTCAGCCACGAAGGTTAAGTACCTGCCAGCCAATGCTTTTTTTACTCGATCAAGCAATTGTTCATCGCTTTCCATATTTTTTTCCTTCTTAGGTGCGTTGAGAGTGTGTTGACATATTCACACTTGGGTCATATGGTCAAGCCCGTAGAGAAGAAGAAAAGGAGTAAAGATGAGTATTCTCGCTACTGCGGGTAAACCGCAAAACCGCCCAGTGGCCATCACCATCCTTGGTGATGCGGGCCTTGGCAAGACAAGTCTTGCAGCCACGTTCCCCAAGCCAATCTTCATCCGATCAGAGGACGGGCTTCGGTCTGTTCCTGAAAATATGATGCCAGATGCGTTCCCGCTGATCAGGTCTGTTGATGATCTGTGGCAGCAGTTGACCGCGCTGATCCGCGAGGAACACGAGTACCAGACCTTGGTAATCGATACCGTCACCACCTTGGATGCGGTGTTCACAGATCACGTTATCGACTCAGACCCCAAGAAGCCCAAGAGCCTCAATCAGGCTCACGGCGGATATGGGGCAGGCCGAGACATGATTGCGAGCCTGCATCGCCGTGTCCGCAACGCTGCGGGTATGCTGATGGATCGCGGCATGAACGTGGTGTTTGTAGCTCACGCCGAAACGGTTCGCATCGAGCCGCCAGACGCGAGCGCGTACACCAAATATGCCATGCGAATGAACGAGAAGTCTACGCTGCCGTACATCGACAATGTGGATGCCATCGGGTTCATTCGGCTTGAAACCTACGTCACGGGCGATGGTGACGTGAAGAAGGCAGTCTCTGACGGCACCCGCCAGATGGTATGCCACGCGATGGCGGCAAACGTCTCGAAGAACCGATTTGGTATCACCGAGCCGATTGCACTGGAACTGGGGGTAAACCCCTTTGCCCAGTACCTGCCGAAGAACATTAAACCTAAGAAGGATGACGTAAAATGAGCGATTTTTGGAAACTGTCAGACGGCGCAGACGTTGAGGCAACTGACAGCTTTGACGCTGGTGGCGGCAAGATCGAGGTGATCCCAGAGGGGACGCAAGTCCTTGCGGCCATCGATGAAGCCAAGTGGGATCGCACCAACGATGGCGACAAGTACATCAACATCCGCTGGACTGTGCTGCAGCCAGAGGAACTGGCAAACCGCAAGGTGTTCCAAAAGCTTTGGGTTGACGACTTTGATCCATCCGTTTTGAAGAAGGGCGAGGACAAGGCCAAGGCGAAGCGCGACAAAGCCAAGCGCATGCTTATGGCAATCGACTCAAATGCGGGCGGAAAGCTGGCCGCCAAAGGTGCTATGCCGACTGACATCGACCTCACGTCATCGCTGACGATGAAGCCGATGGTCATCAAGGCCATGGTCTGGTCGCAAACAGACCGCAACACTGGAAAGCTGATCGAAGGCAACTGGGTGGGTGCGGTTGCGCCTAAAGCCGCCCAACGCACCAGTTCGGAAGAGCTTGCCAAGCTTCAGGCCTTGCAAGCAAAGGCGGCAGAGGGCCGTGGGTCTAACAACAAATTGGATGACGAAATCCCATTTTAACTGAACTGACGGGGGTGCCTTCGGGCATCCCCACCACATCATTATGGATTTATTAGACATGGAACAAAGATCAGCAGAGTGGTTTGCTGCCCGCAAGGGTCGCGTCACAGGCTCAATGGTGGGTGCCATCCTTGGCATCGACCCCAACTGCACCCGCGAGGAAGCCATGCGCCGCATGGTGCGCTCCTATCAGGGGCTGCCCAGCGAGTTTAAGGGCAACATCGCCACCCAGTGGGGTGTGACCCACGAGGACGAGGCGCGTGAGGCGTTTGAGTATGAAACAGGACTTTACATTGAGCCTGCCACTTTTGTGGTTCACCCAGACATCCCGTGGCTTGGCGCAAGCCCTGATGGATGCCCATCAGATGGTAGTCTTTTTGAGGTGAAATGCCCTTTCGGCCTGCGAAACCATGAAGCTCCCGTACCATTCAAGACCGTAGAAGAGCAACCACACTATTACGCGCAGATGCAAATTCAGATGTTTGTCACTGGGCGGAGGTGGTGCTTCTTTTACCAGTGGACACCAAAAGATTCTTGCACTGATGGAGTTGCCTTCAACAAGTCTTGGATTGATGAGAACCTCCCCAAGCTTGAGGCGTTCTATCAGGAATTCCTTGCGATCTGCGATGACGAGATTGGCGACAAGCTGAATGTCATCGACACCCCACGGGTGCTGCAGATGGTGGCCGAGTACAGCGACCTTCAGGATGCCATTGCGCAGGCCGAAGAGCGCAAAGCTGAACTGCTTGAAAACATCGTGGAGATGTGTGGCGGGCAGAACGCCATCTTTGGCGGAAAGAAATTGACCAAGGTTGAAAAGACTGGGTCAATCTCATACGCAAAGGCAATCAAAGAACTGGCACCCAATGCCAATCTTGAGCCGTGGCGCGGGAAGCCGTCATCGTACTGGACACTGAAGTGATGCTGCGCCCATACCAACAGCAATCCCACGATGCCATCATGGGGTGGGTCAAGAAGAGCCGCGCCCCGTGCTGCATTGAGGCCGCCACAGGGGCGGGGAAGAGCCACCTCATTGCCGCTGTGGCCGCATCGATCAACCAAATGTCTGGGGGCAAGCATATCCTGTGCTTGGCCCCGTCAGCCGAACTGGTGGATCAGAACTCCGAAAAGTACAAGCTGACGGGTTCAAAGGCATCCATATTCAGCGCGTCCGCAGGCCAGAAAAGCCTGCGGTATCCCGTTGTTTTCGGCACACCGATGACCGTGGCAAACTCCATATCGCGGTTTGGAAACCAGTTCGCCGCCGTGATCGTTGACGAATGTCACGGTTTGACCCCCACGGTGAAGTCGATCATTGAGGCCATGCGCAGCGCCAACGAGAACCTGCGCGTCATTGGCCTGTCTGCCACCCCGTACCGCATGAATACGGGCTATGTGTTCAACAAGTGGGAGGATGGCACCCCTGTGGCCGAATCCCAGACCAAGGCACCGTATTTTGCCGCCTGCGTCCACCGAATCACGGCATCAGAGCTGATCGGCATGGGGTACCTGACACCGCCAGTCATATCTGAGATCGGCAGCGATACGTACGATACATTGGGGATGGAGGTCAACAGCACGGGAAAATTCAACGTTTCCGATGTTGATACGGCATACCATGGGCATGGTAGGAAGACATCCATGATCGTGGCTGACATTGTGGCCCGTTCCGCTGGGCGCAGGGGCGTGATGATCTTCGCGGCCACAGTCCAACACGCCAACGAGATCATGGCAAGCCTGCCGCCGCACCTGTCGGCCATTGTGACAGCCAAGACCAAGAAGGTCGATCGGGACAGGATCATCGGCCAGTTCAAGGCCCAGAAGATCAAGTACCTGGTCAACGTGTCAGTGCTTACCACTGGGTTTGACGCTCCCCACGTCGATGTTGTCGCGCTCATGCGGGCCACGGAAAGCGCGGGTCTTTTGCAGCAGATCATAGGGCGTGGCCTGCGCATTTCCGAGGGAAAGTCTGACTGCCTGATCATGGATTACGCCCAAAACCTTGAGCGCCACTGCCCAGATGGTGACATCTTCAACCCCAAGATCAAGGTGAAGATTTCGGATAGTGAAATGTCAGAGTTGAGTGCGATCTGCCCCCTATGCGATGCTGAGAACACGTTTGCTGCTCGCCCCAACAACGATGGGTACGAGATTGACGAGTTCGGCCACTTCCTAGACCTAGACGGCATTCCAATTCAGACCGAGTGGGGGCCGATGCCAGCCCATTACGGTCGCCGCTGCCGCTCAACGGTCAACGTGGCGGGGGACGAGGTGCAGTGCAGCCACCGCTGGGCCTTCAAGAAGTGCGAGGCCTGTGACGCTGAAAACGACATCGCGGCGCGGTACTGCATTGAGTGTAAGGCCGAGATTGTCGATCCAAACGACAAGCTGGTTGTGAAGTTTAAGGAGATGAAAAAAGACCCAACGCGCCGCCAGACCGATCTAGTATTGGAGTGGGGGGTGAGAAACCACATATCAAACTCTGGAAAGGCCACTCTCAGGGTTGACGTGGTCACCCCTTATAGGTCATTCTCTTTCTGGATATTGCTCGACCCAACTTTCCACAAGGCCAGAGTGCAAAAGGCCATGTTTGACAGCTTGGATGGGGCGATCCCACGGACTATTACGTATGCAAAAGATGCCAATAGTGGTTTCTATAACGTCTTTGCCTATAATGAGAGAGAAGATGAAAGTCCCTAGTGACATCAAGGTGTACGGAGATATGGAATTCCGAGGGAAATGCCCCTCGGAAACCCTTGAACAGGTGACCTTCTTTGCCCGCCTTCGCAGGCTCCATCCAAAGTACGGCGCAGTCGCGCTGCATCCCCGAAACGAGGGGAAGCGCACACACCTTCAGGCCGCGAAGGAGAAGAGCGAGGGGATGACCACGGGCGCGACCGACATCATCATACCATCCAACCCCAGTTTTGTGTGCGAACTGAAGCGCAGGGATCACACGGTGTCAACGCTGGGGCAGGCTCAGGTGACGTACATGCGCGCCGCACAGGACACTGGGTGCTTTGTGTGCTTGGCGCTTGGCGCTGATGCGGCGTGGCAGGCATTTGAAGAGTGGCTTGATGCTAAAGCCGAGTGAACGTATAAGGCGCGTGTTGACAGGGAAGGTGCGGCTCGAAGACGAAGACCCCGCGATCCAGTCCGTGTGCAGCAAATATATTTTTGATGGGGCAATTTCTATACTGTCTTTGAAAGACAAGACCCAAAGACAGAACGCCCTAAGAAAGCTGCCAGCACCAATACGGCCCCACATTGAGGATGAGGTCTGGCGGATTTATAAGAAGAGGAAATCAGGATGAAGTTTTTTATTACCATGAATATGCCGTCCCGAAGCGGCGGTAGTGTCCACCAGATCATCGGTGAGCATCCCGCAGGCTCACTTGAAGAGTTCAGCGACATCCTGAATGATAACGAGTTTGTCTTGGTTGAGGAGTTCTACAACAAGAATGACGGAACCATGTTCAGCCACGGCGAGATCGTACTCAATACGATGCACATCGGTAAGGTGCGGGGGTCTGACAAATGAGCAAGAGGAAGGCCGTTGCCACCATCACCAAGAGTGAGAAGAACCCACGGGTGGCGTATATCATCATACCATCCACCATGGTGCCTGACATCCCGTTTGTTGACGTTATGCAAAACAGCTATGGTGACATCGGCTTCAAGTTCCACCACGGCGGTGACTCGACAGCCAACAGGACGAGTAGGCAGAGCGCGACCATTCGGGTCACGTTTCCAGCGGTCATAGCCAAGAACCTGCCAGTAGGCAGCTTTGACTGCGAACTGGTCAAGTATGGCGAAATCTTCAAGGTTGTTCTGCTGGGTACGGGAAGCGGGTCTTGATCTCTTCGATCTTGGCCAGCCATTCGTCCCTTGTTGCCTCGTCACGCAGCATCTGCATGCCGATGGGGTCAGCCTCGGCGGCGTAGGCTGCTCGGCGGTTTGCCTCTTGCTCGGCCCTCTTTTGTGCCTGAGCTTTGCCTTGGTCTAACTTGATAATCATGCGCCCACTCCATCCGTCAAATCAGTTGCATCAACAGTCCAAGCGTCACGCCCTGCCCGATCAATCGGGATGTCCGATACGTCCACAATCTTGTACGGCATCCCCGTTGGAACGTCCTTTGCGGCAATTTCTTCAATAGTCAAGCCGCAGTCTGCTGGAATGATGACGGCAACTCCGCCGTTTTCGCCTTGGTGAATAATGCGTTTATCCATTGGATTTCCTTTCAACGAAAAATAGCAACTGAGAGGGAGGGGGTGTCAGCGAGAGTGCCATTTGCGTCATAAGACCTAACGTCAATTCTGAGAGTTGTTCCTGAAGCATTGCCCGTTGCCGCAGTTATTGCATTATTACCAGAAGATTGTTGTGTTGTAGCGACTGTTGCATAATTTGCGTCCTGCATTGCCGTTGTAAAGTTCACCCTATAATTGCCAACACCAAGGTCAGTGATTGACGTTACATTCCCTGAGGCGAGAATGTTCACAGCACCAGTTCCGTCAAGATTCACCCAAGCGCGGCAGGCATAGATTGGTGCGGAGCCTGTGGCGTTCAATGCCGACTTTACTAGCGAGGAGTTTGAAACACCAACCGCCTGCGCTGTACGCAGTGGGGTCATGATTGCTTGGTTATCTGTGCCATCTACAGCTTCGGTTTGGGTTGCCCTGCCTGACAAGATACCCCTGCCAGCTAGGTTCAAAGTTGATCCCGTAATGGCACCGTAGTACAGGGTGCCATTAACGCTTTCGTTGGCAAGCGTTGCGGGAACGGTAAAGCTTACCGATCCAGCGGAAGATGCTGTGACAGTCCAAATGCCGTTGTACCCAGTTGGCGTCACTCCACTAATGGTGATGGGCTGACCCACTTCAACGATGAAACCGCCATTAAATGTAACTGTAGCGGTTGTCCCTACGCAGCTTGCGTTTGTTGTTGCGCGGGCAGCGCCCACAGCAAGGTTTGAAAGGTCTTCCGTTGACTGCGTGTCAACAAAGGTTACGGTAGTGCCATCAGAGTACACTGTGCGCGTGACACCCCTCGGAATAGACACAAACGTGGCATTTGCGGCATTCTTTACCCGTAATTCAAAGTTGCTTGCTGCGCTCTGATTGATCACCACCCACTGGCCAGCCACAGTACTTGGGATGACAAAGGTCACATTTGCAGTGAAGGCAGCCGTGTCAGATTTCAGGCACATGTTTTGGTATTGAGTGTCGGTCAGAGTGATGCTGCCGCTCGCCCCAGACACCGTGGTGAATGACCCCAGAGCTTTGTCTAAGATCGTGACGTTGTCATTTGTCGGAACCCCCCAGCCAGTGTCCCCGATCCCAATAACATTCAATTCCTTGTTGGCTGTATTTGTAATAGCCATCAGATGCTCCTGTTCGCAATTTCGAGGGCGCTGGCCACCGCATCATCGGACGTGTTCAGCAGGCCCTCTGTGTGGGCGCTCAGGCCCTTCTTAGCACGTTCTGCGGCCATTACCAAGCGGTCTGCCTCAGCCTCGTGGCTGTCCACCCTGCCGCCTGATTTGCGTTCTTGGCGCTCGCCAGCTACAGTGGCGGCTGGCCCTGCAGATACTATAGCGGGATTGATCGGCTGGTACAGCGCCCTGCGCCTTTCCGCTGCTTCTATCACCTTTGAGTTTCTTATTGCCCTTAGTGCGGCTGCAACCGAGGCACCCCCAGCGGCTCCAGTTGCGACTAAAGCGCCCGTTGTCAATGCCGTTGGTATTCCCGCTCCAAGCATGCCAAGTTGCGATGCAGAACCAAGGCCAGCCCCCGAAATTGAGCCAAGGATTATCTCCATCGCTTTTCTTCTGTTTTCTGGAGTTGGAACCATGTTGTTCCTGCGAAGATATTTGTCTGCAAGATCTGCTGCTTCCTCAATTTTCCCAGTGTAACGTGTATGATCCGCGTCAATTACGTCTCGCGGCGTGATAATCCCCGTCCGACCTTTACTTGCAGCATTACCAAGCGCGTCCTCCAAGGTCTTGAACTTGGAATACTGTTCATTCAAAGACTCTAGCCGTTCAAATTCTTTATCACCGATGGCTTCTCTGACTGTCGAATCAATGTAATCAATTAGGGCTTTGGCCCTCGTGCGGTACGAAATTCCAAATTTATCACTCTTTTTTGAAACAATCTCTCCCGCTTCACTTCTCACATCTTTGATGTAATCTCCAATTGAAATGTTGCTGTCGGGAGAGTATGGAGCCATCCCTGGGAATCCATCAGAAAGCTTGTTTACTATATTTACGTCAATGGCATTGCTTGGAGCCGCTGGCGGCACAACCCCGCCAGATAGGGGTGGTGCGGCTTGATTAGATTTGGAAATTTCTTCGTCAAGTAGGCGCTGAAAAGTTGCCTTTAATCTTGGGTCTCTCTCTTTTGACACCAAGTCTTTATAAAAATCAATGTCACCCTGATTCGTTGGCGGCACCACCCCACCCGATGAGGGCGGTTTTTGAGCATTATTAAGTCTAGCAACAGCTTCATCAAGGTCTGCTTGGATACGCGCCACCTGATCTGGATTGTCTTTGTACTTTTCAAGTCCATATCGATAAGCATCAATGTTCCTGTTTATAGCTTCGATCTCATCAGGTGAAAGGACTTCCTTTCCGCCAACTGCAGGCGGAACAACGCCACCCGATGGGGGAACATCATTCTTCTGAGACCCCAGTAATGCCTCAAGAAACTTATTTGGCTGTGTGGGCATCCCAGTGTCTACAGGTGGAGTCGCATCCACAGGTGGGGCCAAACCTTTATTCTCAATCATCAGAGGTGTAGGCTTTGGCTGATTAATTGGGGTCAGACTGCTATAAACGTCACCAATTTCCTTCCCAACCGATGACAAATGTTTTTTGACAACAGTCCCTGCATTTTCTGGGGTTATCTTACGGGCTGGTTGGCCGTACTTAATTGCAAGCTCATCGGTAAGACCAAATTGTTGCATAATTTTTTTTGAAAAAACAGAATCTTGCGCCAATATGGCTGCGCGCCTTCTTGGATTACTCATATCGGATTCTATTGCCGCATTGCGGACATTTGGGCCTGACTTTATTGACCCAGGGGTTACCCTTGTACCCATAAAGTCTTCAAGTTTTCCAATTTCGTCCGCCACCTCAACTACTTCACCTGGCACTTTTCTAAGCGCATTACCAATCCTTGACGCTCCAAAAGGTGATACGATTTCAGTAACGGCTTGCGCTATATCTCCCGCCCTTTCACCCCCTACGGCATCTCCAGCTTCTTTTGCCAATGCTCCCGTAACTCCAGGAACTGCAGCAGCGTACCCCAGTGCGGCAGGTGCTGTCATTCCACCTGTCATGATGGCCGCACCAGCGGCTGGCAAAAACCTAGCAACGTTCTGCACTACCCTCCCAGTGCGAGTGGTTGGCTCGTAGTCGGTGTAGCCACCAGTAACGTGAGATACCGCATCTTGAATGCCTCCCGTAACGTCTGGCGCTACCATGTTTTCTGGAAGCCCTGTAAGTTCTCTAATTTTATCATCGGCATACTTGTAGGCGGGAAACTTATCCTCAAGATATTTGTTACCAGCGCCAGCGAGGTTGAATAACGAAAATGGCGAACCAACAAGCTCTGCAACGCCAGTGGTCAAGCCGCTGGCAACAGTGCGGCCAGCACCTTCCAGATTGCTAATCTCCCTTGGCTTGGTAAGCTTTGCATCTGGACTTGGCTTAAATGCAGGCTTGGTAAAAACTGCATCTGGACTTGGAACAAAATCAGCCATTATTGATTCCTCGCTGCTGCATCATACTCTGCTTTAGTTATTGTAACCCATGCACCATTTCTGTATTGGGCATAAGTTCCATCGGGATTGGCAGCAAGAAGGCCTTCTGTGTACGGGGCAGAGCTATCCACTACCTCCTCACTTGCTATAGCACCTGTGGCCTTCAATCTCTCTACATTTTCATCGTAGTACTTTTTGGTTTCCTCTTCCATATTGAAGGTGTCAGAAACGTCTTTTTTGGCATAATACGCATCGTATGGAGTTGCAGCGTTTGAAACTGCTGCAAGAATTTTTGCTTCCCGCGCATAATAAGCTTGCATAGTCGCAGCCACATATGCGTTTGCAGCAGCCTGATTTTTAAGGTCTGGCAGGGAGTTGCCCGCAATTGAAAGACCCATATTGGTGAGTTCTCCAGTGTTGGCATCAATGAACTTAGCTCTGGCTTTATTCATCTCATCCGACACAGCTCTAAATTCTCCGTCTCCAAGTCCAGTTGCCGCTACAATTCCGTCAATAAGAGAGTAAACATCCGACAGAACGCCCTGAGAGGTGCCTGCCGCAACAATGTTGTCAACCATTTTATTAACTTCGGTAGACAATACATTGTTTTTGTTAATGCTGTCAGAGACAGTTTCTTTCAGCCTAGCACCCTCAGCAGTAGCAACTCTTCCTTCCTCAATCTGAGAAACAGTGGAGTCTGTCGTGTAGAGTGCCTTGCCGTTTTCATCAACTTTTTGGCTACCATCCGCATTGAGAACTGGGATGGCCCCTGGACGCGATTTAAGTTCCTCAATTCTGGCGGCTGTGTTTGCGACAATCTGTGGGTCAGTAATGACACCTATGGACAATGCATATTCCTGTTCAGCAAGAAGCATTTCATTGTATTGAAGGCTGTCTGCCGCCCTTATGAACTTGCCTTCTCCCAAGTCTATACGGCTGTTTAAATTCTCTCCATACACATTAATGGGTACACCCATAAACGAATCTTCCGTATTGGAGCCAGTTCTGGCCACACCTTCTGGTGGCGGCTTGTTTATATCCAGAGCCAACCTCAGATAATCTTCTGCGGTGAGATTTGTTTTAAATTTCTGGTTATATATGCTTACATCTTTTGTGGCTTTTGCAAGCGCATCAAGACGCTTCTCTTGGATGTCCGCCACTTGCCCTTCGCGGGCCATGTAGGTCTTGGCCGCGCCCGCCACGCCCGCGCCAATGGCTGGCAGCAAGAATGGACTTGGAGATGACAGCATGTCACCGAAGCCCGCAAGCAGGGACAACAGTGCGTCTTTATTCATTCTGCCATCTCTGTCGTAGACGATCCTGCCGAGTGCGTTGCGATCCTCGTATGGCTTTGGCTTTACGCCACCCTCTGGGGCTTCCAGTCTGTCCTCGCCAGCACCGCCAGCTAGACCGTTATTGCCAGCGCCGCCTGAAATGCCAGTCGTGCTTTTAACATAGTTCTGTGTCTCTGCGGGTAGGTAGTCCAAATATGACCCACCGAGGGTTTCGGCCTCTGCCATTGCCTCTTGCAATGCGCCAGGCCCAGCGTTGTATGCCGCTGAAGCCTTATCAATGGAGCCAAACTTGCGATACTGGTCTAGGAAATATGCCTCACCAATCGCAGCATTGTACTCTGGATCGTTCTCCCAACGGTATTCATCCCATGGTAAATTTGCAAGCGCAGCCGCTTCTGGCCCCGTGTCTTTCATAACTTGCGCAATGCCAGTTGCACCCTTGATAGAAGTTAGCGGTTGGCCGTTTTCGTTAAACTGGCGACCACCGCTTTCTTGGGGAATAATTTTTGTGCGGAAGTGGTTTCTTGCCGCGCCATAACCAGTTGCAAAAGCCTCAAGGCCTTCTGGACGAGCCATGGGCTGTACTACCGCAGCGGGGGCAAGTCCTGCGGGGCGAGGCTCTGGGCGCTGCTCGACGGTGGGGGCAACGGGGGCAGCGGTGTCAGCGGCAGGAACCAAGCCAGTGGGCCGTGCCATCGGGCGCATCTGATCCGCAGCGGGGGCAAGTCCGTTGAAACGGTTTGCGGCAGCAGCCCTGTAGGCGCGGGCTGACTCATCCTCTGCGCTTGGCGCTGCCTCTGCAGCCACAACCCTTGCATCTGGCAGGCTGCCCAGTGTCTGCGCGGCAGGCACCTCATCGCGGGTCAGGCGCATGCCGTTGTCAACGCCTGTGGCTGCGCGCATGGCATCACGAAGGCGTTCCTCAACCGCACCATCAAGGGCGTAGCCGTGACGGCCCGCAACACCGCCATCGGCGAACTTGTGGGCTTGGCTGTAGTCAACGGTCTTGTAGCCATCCCGCTTGCCAACAGCCTCTGGGTGGTCGCGCTCGACCTCGTCGGCCATGAAGCCAATGTGGGTCTGCTCGCGGTCATCACCCTTGTACTTGAAGGTGTAAATTGGCAGACCCTTTTCAGTCTTACCAATTCTCTTAATATCATGCTTGAGACGGCGGTCGGATGGAAAGATAGATGCAATCTTTGCAACGGAACCCAATACACTGGCAATATTGCCCAATGCAGATTCTTGCTTCTCGGCTGGCTTTGCGGTCATCAGTTCTGGCTTGTCCTTGCCCGCTTCCTGCGCAGCCAGTGTGCTGGACAGATAGTCCCCGTGAAGTTTTGGCTCCACACCGCCGCCGCCAGCGTAGCCGACAACGCCACCGTATGCCTCCTTTTGACCTGCGGTCTTTGTGGATGGATCATTAAGCAGATTGCGGATTTCAACAACGCTCTTACCCATGGCGGCAGCCGAGTTCAGGGCGTCCAAAATTCCAGACTGGTGCGCCGTAGCTGCGGCGGGGTCTGCCACCATTAACTCTCCAACTGGCAGGTAAGCCTGCGGGACATAGCTGCCAACGCCCACGCCTTGGCCGACCTTGGAGCCGTATGGCCCAGCAACGCCACCATCAGCAAACGCCTCGCCCTTGTTATGGGAATGTACACCGCCACCCATGCTCTGAGCGGCCTTATCATAGTCAACGGTCTTGTAGCCGCTGGGGTCGAGGCCCACGGCATCTGGGTTCTTCTTCTCAACCTCATCAGCCATGAAGCCGACATGGGTTTGGTGATGCTCATCACCTTTGTACTTGAAGGTGTAAATCGGCAGGCCGTTGTCCGCCTCGCCAATCTTCTTGATGTCGTGCTTCAGGCGGCGATCTGAAAAGATTTGAGCGGGCTGCGTGGTTGTCGTGGTCGATCCAGACAGCGCACCAGTTCCCATGGCAATGTTGGCCAAGAACTGCGCCACTTGGAATGGGTAGCCCTGCTCTTGCTGGAACTGGTTGATCAGCGCGTCCAAGCCAGCCTGCTCGGTCTGCTGCATTTGCGTACCAGCGCCCAACTGCGCGCCAGCAACGCCCAGCATGCGGTTCCTGTCGTTCATGCTCGTGTCTACGGCCTGCGTGTAGCCCTGATTATAGATGTTTGCCATGGTCGAACCCATCGCCATCTGGTTCTGGTTTGCAAGGTTTGCAGCGGCAACGCCAGCGCGGTCACCACCAAATGCGCCAGAGGAGACGGCGGTGCCGAGCGCGCCAGACTGTGCCTGCTCTTGGGCCTGCTCCATCTGCGCGCGGGTCGTGTCAGCCACGTTCTTGGTGTAGGGGTTCAGGTACTTGTCTACGTTCTCATAAACTGGCCCCATGCCCGCGACATCGTTGATGCCTTGAACTCCCTTGAGTTGCTGTTCATTGAACTGAGCAACAAAATCTTCCTGAGTGGTGCCGTACTTCTGGAACGGGTTCTCAGCAACTTTAGCAGCTTGAGCGTTGACAGCGTTATACCGATCAAGGACATCCTGCGGGATGGTCACCTGATTGGTTGAGGTTGTTGTCTTGCCGCCCATTGGATTCACCCCTCGGTTTCAGGAACTATACCAGTCTTTGCATTGTAAAGGAAGTACACACCCGCAGGCTTGCCAAAGGTTCGCTCGTAGAGCCTAATCTTTGCCTCAGTCCTGCTGTTTGACAGAACGCCGATTGCCAGTGGCAAATCAAGCTCCTCAGCCATACCCTTTGCAAATTCAGCCAGCTTGCGAGCGCGGCCACCCTTTGCGGCGCGGTATTCTGGGTCAACGTAGATTGCCTTCTCTTCAAGGACGGGTTCCGCGCTGTACCACACGGGGCCGATATTAAGCAGGATCGCGCCCTCAAGCTTCCCGCCGACCTCATCACCAATCACTCCCACTGCGCCACCCTGTTGGATTAGGGACTTGTACACTTGGTTTGCAAGCAGGCCAAGATCTGGCGTAATGAAGGCATTCTCCTGTGTCGCCGCAATTGAAAGCCGCATCATCTCATTGAAGTCTTCAGCAACACCAACGCGAACCTTAATCTCATCCATGCTTTAATCCTTCTTTGGGCCAGGTAATTTCTGCAAAGTCTTAATTGTCTTCTGGCGCATCTTTTTAACGAATGCGTCCAAGATTTTGTGGCCGTGATCCATGTCACCCTTGCCGATCTCGACAACGTCTTCGGGTGGTATCACATACTCGCCGCCTGCTGCAACGATGGGAACTGAATCGACATCTCCACCCTCAGCCTTGCGTGGTGCTGGAACGCCGTATGGCAGCCCGTTGGCACCATATGGCATGCCGCTCTGCCCGTATGGCCCCTTGCCAGAGAAGATGTTCTTGGCGACCTTGAATCCCGCCATGGAATTGCCTTCCCCCATGGCCGAGATGATGTCTGCGGGGATGACATAAGAGCCAGAGGCCACATGCATCGGGAGGTGGTCTGTGCGGCCTGCCACGGAACTGTGGATGGCACCCTTGTGAACCTTGGTCTTGCCCCCGCGCGCGCGGGCAGTTCTGAGGGCTGATTCGATTGCCTGATCCATTTTATGCTCCTTCAGAGTACGAGATAACGACAGTCATGCCAGTACCTGGGACAACAACGAGGCCGTTGTTGTATGGCATGTTGATCACCGTCACCCCTATGGCGTTTGTTACCGCCGCCAAGCTACTGGTCAAACTGGATGCGTTGTTGCTGTCATACACCACGCAGGCGGAACTTCCAGCAACCACGACACTGATTGAGGCGAGCCTGCCCTGACCCCTATTTACCAAGGTGGTTGTAGTCAGCGTGGCCGATCTGGTGGTTCCATTGATGCTCAGGTATGTCCGACCAAGCTGGTTCACCGAGGTGACAAGGTTCTTGGCGGTGGTGAGAATGTCTGACAGAGATGCCATCAATATTTTCCATCTGGCTGGAGGCGGTATCGGATATTACCCAACCGCCAGAACGTGTCGATCTGGCTGCCAGCAATCTTGATTGAGATCAGTCGCGCACGAATCCGTGGCGAGATGTACTCTGTTGCTTGGTTGACGTTATACGGCCCGTAAATTCTTGGGGTCTGGCCTGGGTAGTCCACGGCGTAGAAGGTGATGTTGACGTTGGCGTTGTTCAGGCCGTTGTAATATCCCCACTTCATGTCTGGCCAGACCTGATCAAGGAAGGTCATATTATCACCCTCACTGAGGGCAAAGTAGCCTGTCTGGACATATGCGTCCATTTCCCCGCCATCGGCATTTTGGGATGTCTCATGCTGGTATATGAAACCATTGTCAGACGCGCCGATTGGTGGGCCAAACACGCCTTGATCAATCCAAGCGGTGCGAGTCAACGTCCCGAAGTCCCACTGTTGAAGTAGGGTGTTGTACTTCACGTACTTTGTGGGGACACCGTTACTAGATGTTCCATCTTGGTTTTTGGTGGGATAGTACCACGAAATCTCACCAAAACGGCTGTTGGGGGCGCAGCGGATGTTGCTGAGGTAATCTGTGTCTAGGTCTTGGAAAATGACATCCCAGACAGGGCAAGGCAGCGGCTGGACGCCCCCACCAGCCAAGACAAAGAACTGGCTCTGGCTCATCCAATATACGATGCCAGTCATGGTTCCCATGGCCTTACGGCCAATCAGGCCGCATCCCGCGCCAATCTCGTTGAACGAATATACCAGTGGTAAGTTGATGTACTGCATCGACCACAAATTGGTATCAGTCCACAGGAGACCCTGCTGTGGCCCCTGCATCCCGCCAATGATCTTCGAACCCTTGGGGATGCGAAATGAACCCGCCTGATTGCTGACCGTGGCAACCCAACTGGTGAGGTTTCCAATATCAGTCCAGCGCACAAGTAACGGGTCTTGGATGCCATTAAATGTTGTGCCGTAGCATATAATCTGGCGCTCTGGCATTGATACAAAACAGCCTTCACTGACACTTGGTGCGTTCGGGATCACGTTTGCGTGGTCACCCCCGCTTAAAGTGTCGTAGTAAAATACGCCGCTCCCCGCTGGGTTTGCAATCAGAAATCCGCCCCAGTTGTCCAAAGACCAGTCGTTGACTTCAAGGGGAGCCGCCACGTTTCTATTAACAGTGCTGTACACACCAGGTGGAAAACCCCATGCGTTTGTTGTCACGGTTCCAGATGTTTCAGTGGCTGGGTTTGAACCTCTTACGAAAGAGAATGTACTGGAAGTGCCAGAGGTTGCGGACGTGACAATCCATGTCCCATTATAATTTGTGGTTCCAGTAATTACAATTCTTGTCCCTGGGGCAACATACAATACTTGGCTCACCGTCACTGTGGCAACGAGACTTGCTGATGATATAGACGCAATGGCAAGCTCACGACCTCCGCTTGAGGTCACACCTGTACCAAATCCACCAGAGCCAAAGTCACCAATGCCAAAGCCGCTTGGCGGCGATATGTTCTGCTGACCAACATAGTAGACAATTCTGGCATTGCCGCCATTCATTGAAACAGTGGCAGTTGATGTGGCGGCGTTATCAGCCGCAATATAGAAATCGTTTGCTGTTAACACTGGGGTGTCTAGCACAACATAGTTTCCATAAAGCCTTAAGCCGCCAACGTTTACTCCCACCAAAATTGCAAACGTTGATCCTGCAGTGTACCCGTGGTCTGCCAGAGTCACCTTAATATTGATCTGGCCACTTGTGGTGTCAAACACAGGCACTGCACCGCTGTTGTTGACAGTTGCTGTGGCTGGTGTTGTCAATCCAATGATGT